CGGTGACGCCCAGTGCGTCGGCCACCGCGAATGCCAGCAACAACACGATCGTGGTGGCGGCCCGCCTCGCCAAGGGCGAGAAGGGCTGCGTGAACGCGACCGACGCGAACGTCACGACGTTCGTGACGAAGTGATCACTGGCTGATTGACGACTACTCCAACCAGAGGAGGATGCCGTGGGCGCGGCGTCACCTGTGGCGGGCGTAAAGCCTGCCGTGCTTGACACTGGCTCCGGGCCGGTACGTGTCATGTGTGCCATGTCCGTGCCTCGGCTCGGCTGGCAGGATCACATGTTCTGCTGGCCCAGGGGCCTCATCCCGTACGGCATCTCGCCGGTACGTCTTGAAGGTGCCTTCTGGGGTCAATGTTTGGAACGTGTGCTCACCGACATGGTCGAGCTCGACGACGACCCCAAGGAGCCACCGCTGTGGATCCTGACACTCGACTACGACACGATCTTCGAGCAGGACGCAGTTCCTCGCCTGCTCCAGTACGCCACGGCCAGCGACTACGACGTGGTGGCGGCGCTGCAGATGAAACGCCGCACGGACGAGCCGCTGTTCACCATGGCGGCGACAAACGGCGAGCGGATGGCCGAGGCCCCACGCGATTGGTTCATCCTGCACAACATCGTGAAAGCCAACACGGCCCACTTCGGATTCACGATGATTAGGGCAGCGGCACTCAAGCGGATGCCGCACCCGTGGTTCTTGGGCAAGCCCGACAAGGAAGGGAAGTGGGGTCCAGAGCGTGTCGATGACGACATTCACTTCTGGCAGGTAGCCGAGAAGGCTGGCGTGAAGTCAGGCGTCTGCACGCGGGTGTGCATCGGGCACGCCGAGGTGCAGTTCAAGTGGCCCGACCAGAACATGCGTGGGCTTGTGCAGCATCCGGGTGATTTCTGGGAACGTGGCGGCAAGCCGCCGGAAAAGGTGTGGCAATGATTGAGACGGCACAAGTGCGATTCCGCCGGCCCTACGGGGCGTACAGGACGGGCCGCGTCTACACGTTCGCCAAGGGCGTGGCTCGCTCGCTCGAGCTGTTCGGCAAGGCCGACATCGTGCGTGAGCCGGTCATTGAGTTCGCCACGGCCCCGGAGCCCGAGCAGCTGGAGCGTGCCGTATCGCCGGTCGCGAGGGCTCCTCGAGGCCGCAGGAAGAAAGCCCAATGAGCCTGTTCTACCGGGGCACGATCGCGAGCCAGTACCGCAGCCTGGTGGTCAGCACCGCCAGCGGCACTGGAGATCGTCCGGTCAGTGTGGCGGACGCCAAGGCTCACTTGCGGGTCGTGGACACGACCGAGGACGATGACTACATCGGGGCGCTGATAGACGCGGCGACGACCTGGTGCGAGGACTACTGCGACCGCACATTTGCCGACAAGACGTACACCGTGGCGTTCGATGACTTTTTCGGGACACGCATTGAGCTACCGCGCCCGCCAGTGCGATTGAACGCGACTGCCGCGAGCGCCACGGTGACTATCTCGTACGTGGACACGGGCGGTGCCACGCAGACGCTGACGTGGTCACAGTCTGGAACGCAGAACTTCCGGCTGGATCGTGACCACGTGCCGGCGTTGATTTACCCCACGTACTTAAACGTGTGGCCCAGCGTGCGGGTGGACGACAAGAGCTTGCAGATCACGTACTTGGCCGGCTACGGCGGGGCGGCCAACGTGCCCAAGCCGGCCGTGCACGCGATCAAGATGCTGGTCGGTCACTGGTACGCCAACCGTGAGGCTGTGGGGAACGTCGGAGACAACGTGCCGCTCGGCGTGGCGGCGCTGCTTGAGCCTCTTAAGTGGAAGCAGTACGCATGAGCATCGAAGGCCGCATTGCCATCGACGTGAACTTCGCCGACTCGTCTAGCGCCACTGGCGTGCAGTCGCTCAAGAAGATTTCACTTGTTGACACAAGCAGCTACACGACAGGCAAGGTCGCATTTGCTACAGGCACTGTCGGGGCATCGCAGCAAGCGCTTAGCATTTCGTCGTACTTGGACGCTGATGGCAACGCGGTCACGTTCACTTCTGTCAACCGTGCTGCATTTCGCTGCGTTGGTGCCGAAGGGCTCTTCATTATCAGTGCCAGCCCGGAGTTAACTGCTGGTCGAAGCAGTGGGAGCGTGTGCGTTAATGACATCCCCGCCGCGTATCGTTCTGGTGGAGTGTCAGGCTTTCGTGTCAGGACGGTCGCCGGAACTGGCACATACACCCTCGTTCTTTACGGGACGTGAGCCATGCTGAAATCCGGCATCATGGATCACAAGGCCGAGATTCAGTCGCCGACCGAAGGCGTCAACAGCATCGGCGAGCCGACTTTCACCTATTCGACGTTTGCGACAAGGTGGATCGCACTGCTGCCGCTGTCTGGTGCAGAGCGTGTGGCTAGCCTGCAGAACGAGGGCACGGTCACGCACCGGGTGCGAATGCGGTACACGGAAGGTCTCAAGCCCAAGATGCGGCTGGTGAGCCAGGGCCGCACGTTCGAGATTGACTCTGTCGTCGAGCGTGGCCGACGCGAAGAGCACGAGCTGCTGGTCACGGAGGTCGTTGACTGATGGCTGTGCAGCTCGGCATGTCGGTAGACGGAATCAAGGAAGTGTTGCAAGGCTTCAGCAAGTTGAGCACTGGCTTGCAAAAACAGTATCTCCGTGGCGCTGTAAACAAAGTTACGAAGCCACATATTCAGCCTGTCAAAGCGCTTATTGCTCGTGGCCCTACTGGGAATCTGAAGCGCTCGGTTGGCGTGGTGATTGAAGCGAAGGTCAAGGGGAAGACACAGACGGCCGTGCTTGGGTTTCGCCGCGGAGACAAAGCCGGCGAGAACGGCAAAAAGTCTGGCTATCACGCCTGGTGGATCGAGAACGGCGTCAAGACGCGGACGCCAGAGAATCGGCGGGCACTAAAGGTGCCGATTGCCATGGCTAAAAAGTACAAGTATTTGATGGGCAAGGTCTCGTTGATTGGCGACGATGAAGGCGGGTCCATTTTTTTTCGACAGGTGCGTGGCTTTGCGGGCACCGGCAAGTTCGCTTCATGGGCCGACCAGACGTTGCCAAGCATTCGCGATGCACTGCAGACAGAGCTTGTCAGCGCTCTGGCTAAGGCAGAGGCACAGGCCATGCGTCAGGCGGCAAGGAAACTCAAATAGTGGCTACTGTCACCCACATCGACGAGTCCCTGCTACAGGTGCTGACGGCTGACGCCGAGGTCGCCCTGCAGGCCGGCAGCCGCATCTACCAGGTGCAGGCCCCGCAGGGCACGGCGTTTCCGTGCATCGTGTTCAACCGAGACTCGCAGCTCAAGACGCCATTCACGCACATGCTTGGGGCCGGCAGTTTGATCCGTGCCACGTACACGTTTTCCTGCATCTCCGACAACCTGCTTGAGGTGCGAAACCTCGCTCGGGCCGTAAAGGCAGCCCTACAATACAAGAGCACGTCTGCCATCCGCCTGGCATCCTGCGTGAGCGAGGACGACCAGACAGAGCCGGCAGCGAGCGGGGAGCAGCTCCCCATCTACCGCACGGATTTGTCAGTAGAAGTCACATACAGTGAACCCTGAGCAAGGAGGCTCAGACCATGGCGAAAGACATCGGACAGGGCACCTACGTCACGTTCGGCAACATCGTGGGAAATGCCGCGACGCATTACGCTGTCAACAGCGTCTCGCTGGGTGGCGTGTCGCGTGACGTGGTCGACGCCTCGCACCTGCTCACCAGCGGGGGCAAGGAGTTCATCGGCAGCGAGTACTACGATCCGGGCGAGTTGACGCTCGAGATCCACCACGACCCGTCGCTCAACCCGATCAACCTGCTCACCAACGTCAGCACCGGCCAGGTCTGCACGATCATCTTCGCCAACGGCGGAACCACCACGGCGAAGTGGTCTGCCTACGGCTTCGCGTCTGCCTTTGAGGCGTCGGCCCCGAAGGACGACATGATGACCGGCACGCTGACCATCAAGCTCAGCGGCAACCTAAACGTCGGCTAGTCAGCAGGAGGCGCGGACTGTGGCTCTGACACGTGAGCAGATCAAGGCTAAGCGTGGCGTGCGGCCACGGGTTCCGGTCGAAGTGCCGGAACTCGGCGGCACCGTCTATGTCGCGAGGATGACGGCCAGAGAGAGGGACGACTTTGAGTTCATGGTGACCGGCGGCAAGGTCGGCATGCCAACGACACCGAAGAACATCCGGGCGAAGTTTTGCACTCTGGTGTGCGTCAAAGAGGACGGCACCAGGATGTTCGAGGAAGACGACGCCGAGTGGATCGGCGACCTCGACACCAACGTCGTGCAGGCCATCGTCGACGAAGGCTTTCGGCTCAACGGCATCGGTGTCAACGCTCTGGAGGACGCCACAAAAAACTAGAGCGCCGTCCGATCATCCTCTTCCTGTACCGCCTGGCCCTGCAGCTCGGCATCTGGAACGTCGAAGATCCGGGCGGCCTGGCTGAGACGATGAGCGTTGACCAGTTGTACGGCTGGATGGCTGCTTTCACGTTGATGCCGTGGGGCGACGAGTGGCTCAGGGACGCGGTACTCATGGCACAGCAGTACAACGCCAACCGTCCCAAGGGAAAGCCGGCCCTGAAGCCGTGGGACTTCATGCCTGTGGAGCAGCGTCCGCAAACGCAGGACGAGATGTGGCGAATCCTCCAGCAGGTGAGGACGTAAGCCATGGCTGCGAAGAACTTCGGCCGCGTCAACGTCTCGATCACCGCCAGCACGGGCGGCCTGACGGCTGGCCTGAACAGCGCCGGCAAGCAGCTCAAGACGTTTGGCTCAAGCGCCGGCGGATTGTCCGGCGTGATGAAAACGCTGGGCGGCTCTATGGGTGGGCTGCTTCCTGTGTTCGGCGCGTTCACCACAGCCGCTGGTGCCATCGCGGCCCTGACATCTGCGACTCATGCTGCCGAGGCCCTGCACAATCTCTCGCAGGAACTGGGTGTTGCTACTGGTGACTTGCAGGTCATGCAGCAAGCCGCAGCCGAAAGCGGCGTCAGTCAGGAACTGCTGACAACCGGGCTGCGTCGCACCACCAGGATGGTGGGCGAGCTGGCCATGGGGACGCCGGCAGCCGCTAAGGCTTTCGCTCAGCTTGGCCTGACAATGCAGGACATGGCCGGGCTTTCTGTGTCGCAGCAGTTCGCGCTGATTTCCCAGCGGATTGCAGCCCTGCCTCCGCAGATGCAGGCAGCCGCAGCCATCGACATCTTCGGCCGCAGCGGGCAGGGGATGCTCAACTTCATTCGCAGCGGAAGCGAGTCCATCGGCGAAATCGACACGCTTCTGACGCAGCTTGGCGTCAAGATGAGCGGCGAGCAGGTGGCTGCCATTGAGGGCATGGGCGACGCCATCGGCCGGCTGACGCTGCCGATGCAGGGCTTCATCAATCAGTTTCTGGCGGAGCTTGCACCTGCAGTCACGGCCGTCTCGCAGATCCTGCTCGAGTTCTTCACGTCGTCAAACACTGGGTTTTCTTTTGCCAAACTGTTTGCCGATGGCCTGATCGTGGCCCTCAAGGGACTGGTGGCAATCGGCTCAATTCTGGTCGGCACATTCCAGATGTTTAAGGCGTTGCTGATTGGGATAGCAGCAGCGGCTACCACGGCTTTCGGTGGTATCGCAACGGCGGTCGGCGCGGTGCTCGAGTTCCTGGGCCAGATCATTCCCGGACTGCAGTCCGTTGGGCAGGGCATTTCGCAGTTTGGTGAGCAGACGCAGATGGTCGGCGATGCGTTGTTTCAGGAGGCCAACAGCGCGTTCGGTGCGGCCCTGGAAAACTTCGCCAATCCACTGCAGGGATTTGACCAAAAGATGGCAGACGCCCAACGTCAGGCCGCAGATTCGGCAGTCAAACCTGTGGAAGCTGCTGCCATGGTCGCCGGGCAGATTGCTGGCGAGCAAATCACAAGGGCAGTAGGTGCGTCATCTCAGGCGCTCAAGGCTATTGTCGCTGGAACGTCTGAGGGTGAGGCGTTCAGGAACTCGCTAATTCGCGGAGCTGATCCACGTAACGCCGGAAACGAGGATCAAGGACGCACGGCTGACGCTACCGAAGAGACGGCCGCCGGCGTCGACGAGCTGGTGTCGATCATGCGTGATCAGTTTGCTCTGGCGGAGATCACGGTGTAGGCATGGCTATCACAGACGCACGCATCCTGCGGTCAGTCAAGATCACTGAAGCCAAAGGTGAGAAGGGGAGTATTCAGTACTCGGCCACCGAGGACTACCTTGTCATCTGCGATGCCAAAAACCCCAACTTCTCGCAGATCATGCAGGATCGAACGACGTGGCCAAATCTTGGCAACGCTCGACTTCCTCAGATCGACGACCAGATAACGATCAGTGGCAAGACGCTCTACGTGACGTCGCGCGACCTGTCGCACTACCAGGACAACGAGCGGGCCGTCGTAATGTCGGTGCGCTACGACGCGAAGGACGACCAGGCTGGAAGCGAAGGCGATCCTTCCAGCGGTGACCAAGACGCCTGGCAGCGAATCCAGGTACAGAGCGTCGACGTGACAAAGCCGGCGCGAGGATGGCGTAGCCTGGGTGGTTCTAGGGATGCAGCTGCAGCGTCTGCCAAGCCTGCGATTAACAGCGCAGGCGATCCTGTTGACGGCCTTGAGGAAGAGGCGTCGATGCTGCGATTTACCTACACAAACACCATCGCCGCGAACCCAAACTTTGAAGCGCTGGCGCTGTATTGCAACAAATGCAACTTTTCTGGAATGACCATCTTGGGTGTGCCGTGTTCGTTCTACACATTACGCTGCACAGGGTTCAATGCGCAGTACGATCAGAAGAACAACACCTGGAGCGTGACGGTCGAAATTCTCTACAACCCTGATGGCTGGGAAATCCGATTTTATGACGCCGGCTTCAACGAAATCATTAATGATGAGCGGCAGGCAATCTTGGACAAGCGCGGCAACCCGATCAGTTCTCCATGTCCACTAGATGGCAATGGCCGTGCCGCTGACGCCGAAGTCATTACAGATAGCGAAACTGGCGGTCCTGCAATGAGAGTCTTGTATCCGTACGTTTCGACCGACTTACAAAACCTGTTCCAACAAGCACGCATCTGAGGCTGAGCTATGGCGAAGGAAATAACGGTATCCTGCTCTCTAGCTGTCAACAATGGGAATCACTCTGAGTCTTTCACGTCTGGAAGTCCTCAGTTTGATCAATCGACGCAGGCGTCTGTTGGCGGCGTTGTTGAGATCGGGACAGCGACCGAAACAATTTCTCTCGGTGAGGTGACGACAGCCGGCTATGCAGTGTTCCGCAACCTTTCGACGGCGACGGCTGGTACGGCGTACATCGCTCTTGGTGCGTACGTCGGCACAAACCTGCACGAGTTTGTCTCGCTGCGGCGCGGCATGCCGGCCGTATTGCCGCTGACCGCAAACGTCGCCGTGGCTGCAAAGGCGTACGGCCAGGCGACCAAGTTGCGGTACATCATCCTGTCGGAGTAAGCCGTGTCCTCCTTCGGTTTCAGTGCAGCCGACGTGCGGCGGATCGGCGAAGTTGTTCGCGCTGCCGAGCATGGTCGCATCCAGAAGATTGAGCTCGGCGGTGAACGCAATGGCGGAGCCACGCCGGGCGTGCGTCTGCTGATTGCCAAGCACGAAGGCGGCAGCTGGCCTACTGATTCCACTGCGGTCGTCACTATCTATAACGGCGACCAGGGTGATATCTCTCCGGCCGTCACCGCAGTTGCCTATAACCAATACATCAAGTTTGGGACGCAACCTGTCTGCAGTTCACGATGGGTCGCGCTTGGCCACAACGGGTTCAACTGGATTCCCGTCGACTCGCAGAACGCCTGCCCAGATTGCGACAGTGAGATCGGCGGGATCAACTTTTCAGTGTTCTATGGATTCGCCAAGACGAATGTTCAGATTCTTGGACACGATGGCCAAGGCTGCGTTCGCTGGTACGACATCTTCACCTGCGCCACTGCATCGACATGAGTGACTACGTCGGCCGTGCTATTGCTGACAGGATCCGCGCGTACACGCCAGACCCTTTTACGCTCCTGATTTATCTGCAGACCCGTCTCGACGACCGCAACCTGCCGTGCAAGTGCTGCGCGACTTCGTGCTCAACTCAAGTCTCAATCTCGGTGTCATTCTGCGGCATGACAGTCACGACCACGGTTCCAATACCTGGTGTTCTCGGTTTCGCACAGGCGAACCTCCCTGACGGCTCCTATCTCATCGTCAGTGCTCAGATTGCCTGCGGTCCGTGCGGATGGGGGTTGTCGATGGGCGTGTGCGGCTATTGCGAGGAAACGCAGGAGGCGGCGTCGGATGGATTTTCGGCCGCCATCCCATTTGCGGAAATGCCACAACATGCCAACGGCACGTACTGCCCGCAGGCTGGTGCGGTAAACCTTGAGTGCTTTGGCGACCAGTTCGGCATTTCATGCGTAACGAATCCGAGCGTGATCATCGCATGAACATCCTGACCGCTACCGCAGGCCGACCTGAGATCGCCCGCGTATGGTGTGCGGCCGTCTCGTCTACCCTGACCACGCCGCATGTGGCCACGGTCCTCTATCGCGGTCCAGATCCGCAGTGCTCCTGCGACGTGCTCGAGGTGCCCGCCATCAGCCCGGTGATAGGCATGACCATCGACCGGTACTGTGACGGCCCGGTGCGAATGTTCCTTGAGGAGGACATGATTCCGGTGCGGCCGTGGAGCGTGGACGATTACCCGGGCCGCCTGGTCGCTGCACAGGGCAACCACCACGGCCAGCCGTGGCCTGCTCTGACCATCATGCGTGACGCTGGCGAGCCCGCCACAGCGATCGTGCCGCAGCGGTTTGTGCGGGACGGTGGCTGCCCAGACTGGCTACCGGCCGACCTGTGCGAGCCGGCGCTGCGGGCCAACGCCAAGGTGCTCGGCCAACACTTTCTGCATCTCGACAAGATGTACCGCCAGAACGTACCCGAGGCCGACGCCAAGAACGAGCTGCTCGCGCTGCTACGGTCGCGGTTCGCGAATCACGAACCGGCCCGCCGCGGCCTGGGCGACATGGTGGCCGCGGGCCTCTCGGCTGTCGGGATCACGAAGGAACGAGTGCAGGCTGTGGCGAATGCCGTTGGCATAAAGGACTGCGGTTGTGACAAGCGGCAAGCGGCCCTCACGAAGCTGGGCCGCAAGTTCGGCATCGGTTGACACCCTCGCCATAGTGCGGGCGAAAGGACGACCGATGCCCGAGGACCACGACGTCACAATCGACGGCAAGCGGTGGCTGCTGCGGTTCACCAGGCTCAAGGGGAACGCTTGCGGGTGGACGTTCTTTGACAACGCCAAGCGTCCGAGGATCTTGATCGACGAAACCCTGACCGGTGGTCAGCGGCTGGAAACGATCTTGCACGAGATCGCACACGCCGTGCTTGGACCCAGCATCAGCGAGGAGTCGATCACGGAGCTGGCGCGTGTGCAGCGGCGTGTGCTCAAGATGCTTGGCTATCGGGAGTCTGACCATGAGTCTCGCTGACGAGATCCTCTCCGACGTCCCGAAGGTTATCGGTCGGAAAACGTGGTGGGAT